TTGGTTCTGGGGTTCTTTTTTATGATTCAATATCAGAAGGAGTTGAATTTGTATCAGTTGAATTTATTGGAAAAGCAACACACCAATGGTATAATATTACATCGGATACACTTTGTATTGATTGTGAAGTTATACAAGATTTAACGGAATATCAAGACGCTGAATTGTCAAAGTATTACGAACTTAAATTTAAGCAATCATGCTAATACGTTGCAGTTCACTACCGAAAATCATGACGGCGTCCCGAACGAAAGGGGCGCTATCAGAGACCGCTAAAAGCTATATTAAGTCAATCGCTAAACAGGATTACTTTGGCTACGATGTAGAGCTTAACAATAAGTACGTAACTAAGGGATTGCAGTGCGAGGAACATTCAATCGCATTACTTAACGACGTTCTATTTACTAACTACGAAAAGAACACTGAGCGAAAGTCAACGGATATATTAACAGGCGAATGTGATATCTACACGCCTGAGTTAATTATCGACATTAAAACGTCCTGGAGCTTTGAAACTTTTCCTGCAACACCCGACGATATTAATCTCAAAGATTACGAATATCAACTGAGAGGTTATATGTATCTTTACAACGTTGATAAGGCTGCATTGGCATATTGTATGGTTAATACACCACAGGAGCTTATAGGCTACGAAAACGAGCAATTGCACCGAGTAGGCAACGCACCGAGCGAATCACTTATAACCATGTTAACGATCGACCGTGACTTAGAGCTTGAAGAGAAAATGATTGAAACGTGCAGGCAAGCAATTGATTATTATAGTGAATATATAAATAACATAAATGAAAAAAAGTATAATTAACTTTGAGGACATCCCAATCGATGAGATACGGATGCGGTTGAAATACCAAAAGAAAAAATACAGTGTTACAGAATGTGTGAAGGAAGCATTTAGAATAGCTAATCAAAAAATAAAAGAAGATGAAAGTAAATGACATGATTTTTAAGGGTACGATAACTAACGTTTTAGAGGTTATCGAGGTAGGTGCAAACAAAAAAATCGAGTTTGTAGTTAAGGAAAACGAAGGGCAATACCCTCAGAGTGCGAAATTTAGTATCTTTGGAACTGAGAAAGTAGATAAGTTCTTGCAGTATAACAAGGTAGATCAAGAGGTTGAAGTACATTTTAACTTTAAGACAACCGAGTGGCAGGGGAAGTTTTTCACGAACAACGAAGCGTGGAGAGTGAATAAAGTTCAAACAGAAGAAACACCGTTTTAACATGAAAAAGAAAGTAACCAGCCTCAGCGATTTGACTGAGGCTAAACGCCAGCAGGCAATCGAATATTACAAACACATAGCACATGCTACAATGCTTTGCCAATCTGCTTTGCATTCCTTAGATGATGTTAGCGACAACATGTTTCACAAACGAGAAATTAAGCAAACTATAAACGCATTTATCACAGGAGTTGAAAGGTTCGCAGCTACCTTTGTAGAAAACAACAACGAGACAATGGCTCAGACCTACTCAAATGTTATCAAGCAGATTGACGAGTTTAAAGAAAACATTAATGTTGAGATACAATGACAGCGAAAGAAAAAGCAATAGAGATAGTTGACAAAATGGAGAATGATTTCCAATATTTTGCAAGTAGAGAAATAGCAATAAAACACGCATTAATCTCTATTGAATTTGCACGTGAATTTATAACAGGAGATTTAAGTGAAAGATTTGATAAAACAATGTATTTATTAGAAGTTAAAGAAGAACTAGAAAAGTTATGACACCGAAAGAAAAAGCACACGAGTTATTTGATAAGTATAATGAGTTATTATCTGTTCATGTTTTTAATGGTAATTTTGATATAGCTAAACAATGCGCTATATTATCGGTTGATGAGATAATAAATTCAAATCCTCACAGCAATCCATTTAATACAACAATATATTCAACAATGGATTATTGGCAAGAAGTAAAAACAGAACTGGAAAAATTATGATTTCAAGAAACAACAAGAACCGCAACCGATGGATGATAGCGATAGAGTTTGACATTTGCAGATGGAAGTTCAGAGAGAATCGCAAGGGTGTAATAAACGTAGGTAGATTAATTAGAAAAGCATTTTATAATAAGGATAACGATGGAAATTAAAGAACAAATTGAAGAGTTGAAAGGAATGTTAACAGGGGATTTATTTGCCGATGGAGACATCCAACAGAAAATCTACGACTTGAAAAAGCAGCTTAACCCTGAAATAGTAGATAACCCTGAGTTAGATAACGATGATTTGGAGGAGTGCCTGTATTGTGGAAGTTAATTAAATAGTATTATGAAAGTAGAATTATTAGATACATTCGGGTCTGACGTTACGGTATGTGACGTTGCCCGTGTAAGTTTTGACAAAAGAGCAGAACATTACACAACAGAACAAAATAATAGGCTATTAAGCTATTTAGCTAGGAATAATCATTGGAGCTGCTACGCTCATGCAAGAGTACAATTCCGGTTACAAGTCCCTATCTATGTAGAGCGACAATTAATTAAAACGCAAATCGGAGTTGAATATAATTCTATATCAGGAAGATACGTTGATTTCAGTGACACGTACACACTAATAAACGAATGGAGAACACAAAGTAAAGATAGCAAGCAAGGCAGCGCAGAACCTTTAGATATGTACGGACAGGAGGCTTGTAACGTTATTGAATACGAAGTCAAAGAGTTTTGTCAGAACGCATATAAAAAGTTGATTGAATTAGGTGTAAGTAAAGAACAAGCACGAACAATACTACCTTTGAATCTTAACACAACAATGATTTGGACAGGATCACTTTACGCTTTTATCAGACTATGTAAGCAACGTTTAAAGTCAGATGCACAGCAAGAAACACGTGAAATAGTTTCCGAAATGTTACGACAATTAAAAGAAAATGGTAAATTTGCAGAGTCATTAAAAGTGTTTGATTTATGAAGATAAAAGTTAGTACAAGAGTTGTATTCATATTCAAAGACTACGTTGTTAAAGTACCCATATCATTACGTGGGTACTTGCAATGTATACAAGAACGCAACGTTTGGGAAAAGTACAAGCATTTAGATTTGTTAGGTGAGTTGTATAGTTACAAACGTGGAGTCATTAAGATGAAACGTTATGACCCTATACCATACGTGGACTATAACGACATCGCAAATGTAAAAGAATCGATTACAGAGCTTAATATCGATAATTGTGACCTTTACAATAAAGCGAATTGGGGTCAACTAAATGGTAAACGATACCTAATTGATTACGGTGTTAATGAAGATATAGCTAAAATGTATAATTTATGATAAGAAGTCGCGATTGGTTTAAAGAAAAAATAGGGTCAACCATATATGGAGCTTTTGGTTGTAGTTGTTCCTCCTGCAATATTCAATACCTTAAAGGTGTAACAATAGCTGATTTAAACCATATCGAATCTTTACTCATCATACAAGAAAACACAACAAGAATATACTTTGAATCAAAAGAAGAAAGAGAAAAATATGAAGTTAAAATGTATTGAAAAACACTTTGCCAATGTTACTTATGGTAAAGTATACGACGTTGTAAAACAAGATAAGACCTACACCTGGATAGTTAACGACAAAGGGCAGGAGCAACAATTTGACACTATTGAATCATACTTTACGCATTTATCAGACAACGCACCGTCGCATTACAACAATGATAACGGTAGCCTTTATAAGTTTGCAGAAGACCATGGACTAAATGCATATGAATTTGATTTGTGCAAACGTATCATTAGATGTAGAAAAAAAGGTAACTTTGTACAAGACCTTGAAAAGACAAAATTTTTAATTGATTTATATATTAAAGAATGGAAAGAGAAATAATAAACTGGGCTAAGGCTCGCAATTTAGACAATCCAGACAATAAGTTTCAACAACTCGCAAAGGTCATGGAAGAGTTAGGAGAATTATCCTCTGCAATACTAAAGAAGGACATAACCGAGTCAATAGATGCCCTTGGAGATACTTATGTAACACTTGTGATATTAGCACACCAAATGGGTTACTCATTAGAAGATTGCGCTAAAAGAGCTTTTAAAGTTATTGAATATCGCAAAGGAAAAACCGAAGGTGGAACGTTTATTAAAGAAATATGAAAGACTTAGAAAAATTAATAAGACTTCAATCTTTTTTAAAGTATTACATTCAAACAAAAAAACAAAATGAGCAAATTAACATAAAATTAATTGGTAGTTATAATAAAAAGGCATCTACTAATTTACACTATAATTCAATAAAAATTGAAGAATATGCTCATGAAATACACTGTTTATGTGTTGAATTAGGTTTTGCAGATTTTAGAGAAAACGAATATTATAAAGACACAACAATTAATTTTGGTTCAATAGAAATGTTAATAAAAAAAAGAAAACCAAATTAAACGATAGTGTTGGTATGTGATTAAAGTGTTACTATGGCTAATGGACAAGTACCATAAATCTAAGTGCCTAAAACTTAGCGTATCACGACACGGTCGTAACACTCCAATATTTCGTTTTTTTAAACCCTTACATCAATTGGTGTAGGGGTTTTTTCGTTATCTTTAACACCATGAATCTAACAGAAATAGCACAGCACCACGACGAATGGGTGAGAATAGTTAAACGGTTCGGAGCAAAGACCGAAGCTGAAGACATCGTTCAAGACATGTACATTCGTTTCCATAAATACGGCAAAGGGCAGGTGATCACCAAGTCATTCATTTGGATTATGCTGCGTAACATCTTTTTTGACTATTGCAAGCGAGAAATATCAATGGTTGACATTGACCTCATGGTTGACCTATCAGAAGACGAAAACAACAAAACATATGAGATAGAGTTATACTATCAAAGTGTCGAAGAACAAATAAAAACATGGGAATGGTTTGACCAACAATTATTTTTATTATATTTGCGAAGCGGAAAATCAATGCGTGAACTTGAAAAGGAAACAAAGATATCTTTGACTTCGATTTTTCACACGATAAAAAAATGTAAAAGAAAACTTAAAATATGGCAAAAAGAGTATCAAAAGGATTTGGCGATACAGTAGCTAAATTCACCGAGGCAACAGGAATTGATAAAGTAGTTCATTTTATTGCAGGAGAGGATTGTGGTTGTAAAGAACGTCAGGAGAAACTTAACAAAATGTTTCCTTACAAGACACCTGAATGCTTAACAGAAGTAGAACACGAACATCTAACTAACTTACTTCCTAAAATGACTGTAAGGGTTAGACCTTCAGAACAATTGCAATTCTTAAAGGTTTATAACAGAGTATTTAAAACCAATGAGCAACCAACTTCATGTGCTTCTTGTTTGAATGATATGCTTCGTAAAATGAAACAAGTATACAACGCTTATGAAGATAAGGGAGCGTTTTTAGGGTAATTGAATAAACAATACAAAATCAATGGCTGGAACAGGAGGAGCAAGACCAGGAGCTGGACGTAAACCAAAAGACGAAGAGAATAGAATCAGAGATTTAATGATGCCTTATTCATTAGATGCTATTCAATGCCTTGCTAATATAGTGGTTAGTGATAAGTCAAAAGATGCTGATAAAATTAGTG